TTACCATTATTAAGTAATTTAAAAGCAAATCCAGAAAAGGATTATATTTATTGGCCTAAGAGAACAGAAAAAGTAGAACAATTTGAGGACTTAATTGCGGAGATAGTTAAATAATGGCAATAGTAAGTTCGGGAACAATATCAATACATACAGCTGCAGGAACAGATAGAAGTATTACAGGAGAATTTGGCGGTACTGCACCTCACGCATTAAGTGAATATTACAGAGGTGGAGCAAATGTACCATCAGGTGCTACAGGAGTACCAGCAAATGGTACAATAAAGTTAAGTGATTTTTATGGAGCAGCTAATACTTTTGCAACAACTAATATTAGTTCTATAACTGCAAACTCATTTTCATCTGATTCGTCTGTCACCGCCGGATTTACTTTTAGTGTAATATATGTGGGCAGTCTTATAAGAGTGCAAGTTAGTGTAGATGGAGATGATGAAACTTCATCACCAAATACAGTCAGTACTGTTTTTAGTATTACTAATGCTCCATCTGGTTATACAGTAAAACATGGAACTATTAGTGATGGAACTGAAGGACATAGCGACCCTATTACTCAAAGTGGAGACATAACTTCATCAGCAATTTCAATACCAACTTCAGGCAGTGCACGAGAATTTCAATTATCAGGAGTCTCTGGTGGTAGTGCTGAAGACGGGGCACAAACTGTTAATCATGGGTCAGGTTCATTAATTTTTGAAAAGAGTGGAGACACTACATATACGTATAGCTTTACTTATGAAATAGATGCAGAAAATGAAGGTAGTGGTGGTGAATAATATATTATGTTGCCTACACCATTAGAAGGTATATATGATATAGATTGTATTGTATCATTTTCAGGTGGTATAGAATCTACAGCATTATTACAATATTTAAAAGATAATAATATAAAACCAATTGCATTATATAGTTATTATCCATTACATAAACATAGAATACAAGCTGCTACAGTACCTAGTCATTTAGAAAAAATATGTAAAAAACTAGATGTGCAATTAGCAATACATACACATCAAGATTATGATAAAGGATATACAAGTGAACAATATTTTTATTCTACAAGACATTGGGTATTAGCAATGTGTAATGCTTCCTTAAGATATAGTAAAATAAAAAACTTTTATTGGGGAGCAAATAGTGGTATGTTAGAATTTAATGATGGTTTAGGAGATTGTTCTATAGTAGACCCTACAAAATATCAAGTTCAAAATATATTTGAAGCTTTACAAAATATACCAAGGAAAGTAGATGGATATCATGATGCTGAATCAAAATATTTTGATGGTTCATATAAAGCACATACTGATTGGTCGATAAAACAAACTATATCAGCACCACTTATAGGTTGGACTAAAAAACAGCAATGGGATTATCTAAGAGATGATTTAAAAGAACTAGTTCAAAGTTGTTTTTACTATAACAATTGTGGTAAATGCATAAAATGCGAAGAATTTAAATTATTGGAGGTATAAATAATATGGCTATATGGTTTATGAAAGACCAGGAGGAAATAAAATTGGACATTGAACAATTAAAAGAAACATTGAAAATTGACGAAGGAGTAGTATATGAGATATATAATGACCATCTTGGTTATCCAACATTTGGGATTGGTCACCTTGTTCTTGACGGAGAACCAGAACATGGGCTACCGGTCGGTACTCCTGTCTCAGAGGACAGAGTTAATGAATGCTTTGAAAAAGATGTAGAAACAGTAATAGAAGACTGTAAAAAATTGCATGATGGTTGGGACGGTTATCCACAAGAGGTAAAACAAATTGTCGCAAACATGATGTTTAATATGGGACTCACGCGCTTGAGCAAGTTTAAACGCCACAACGCAGCGCTGCAGTGTGGTGACTGGAAGGAGGCTGCTGTAGAAGGCAGAGATTCACGATGGTACAAGCAAGTAACGAACCGAGCCGAAAGACTTATGTCGAGACTCGAGGAGGTATGAGGTATTATCATAGCGATGAACCACAAGAACACAAAGGTTGGTATTGGAGCTATGAGAAGCAAGGGTATTTTAGATATAATGATTGGCTTACGCCACTATCTGAAATGAATATAGTTGAAATATAAAATGGAGGAAATATGTTTGGTTGGTTAAGAAAACTATTTACTGGAAATGCATATTATGAAAACTCTGAGCCTACTGGTGTAAGAGCTAGAAACGCTAAGGGTCAATATGTAAAAGACGATAAGTCGACGCCAGATGTTAACGAAGCGTATGCTGATGGTAAAACACCTAAGCGTAAGCCAAGAAAAAAACCTGCTGCTAAAAAAAGAGGCAGACCAAAAGGCTCAAAAAATAAAAAGTAGTCTTTTGTAAAAAAATTGGGAGCTTTATGCTCCCTTTTTTTGTGTTTTAGCATTCGAACTGTTATAAATAACAGTGTACAATAAATATAATTAGAGGATATAATAATGGCAGCAGTCAAATTAAAAGGTACAGAAACTAATTTAGCATCAGCTACTAACGTTGGTTTCGCTACACTTGTGAGAGTTGTAAACAATAAAACATCTACTCAGCTTATTACATTAAAAAATGCTGGTGGTACTACAATTGGTACATTTACAATGACAGCCGGTTCAGTAGAATTGGTTAAGAAAACATCAACTGATACTCTTACAGGAGCAAATACTTCACTAGCAGTTAAAGTAGCTTCAACCTGGTAATATGGAAGAAGTATTTGCAATCATTGGTGATGTCGGCTTACCTATAGCCGGTGCATTAGCAATGGGAGCTTTTATTTTTATTATCATCAAACAAATAATGGAAGGTGTTGTAGATGATATAAAGACGCTTACTATGTTTACAGAAAGCTTAGAAAATAGAGCAAGAACAATGAGTAATGAAATGGTCAAGATAGATTTACTCGTAAGTAGCGCATTAGAATTAAGACCAGATATAGAACGAATAGCAAGAGCAGAAAATTTCGTTGAAGATGGCAAACTTGACGTAAGAAGAGATTAGTATGGAAGTAGAAGAAGCAGTTGGGGTAGTGAGCCTCATACAAGATTATGGATTCCCAGTGGTTATGGTAGTGGGATTGGCATATTTTGTATACTTTGTTTGGAATTTCATAAGTGAAGAAATAGAACCAGCAACAGAAAAAATGCACTTTCAACTAATAAGAGTTATTGACCAAATGAGAATGTTGGACCAAGATTTAATTAGACTACAACAAAAAGTAGATGTAATATTGGAGATGAAAGAAAATGAAAAGAAGAGAAAGAATGAAAGAAAAGATTGAATTAGGATTTTTAGTAGGCATATTCATGCTTTCTATAGCTGCAGTATCTCCTAATATTGATGCTCAAGAAATAGTTCACCAGTTTAAAAATCCGTCATTTAGTGGCCAAGGAACAGGCGCTCACTATTTGACTATTGAAAACCAAGAATTCTCAAGAAAAAAAGCTATCGAAGAAGCTTTAGAATCGGCACGTAAAGCTGCTGAAAGAGCTGAGGATAACACAACCTTAGCTAAATTTATTAGAAATCTAGAATCGAGAATATACGCTCAAATGGCTAAACAATTAGTTGAGAGTATGTTTTCTAACGATAACCCTGTACGATTTGGTTCATTTGTTTTAGAAGGTTCAACTGTGACCTATGAAGTTATAACAAATGAAGATGGTTCAGAATTTATTAGGATGACTATAGTCGATGAGAATGGAACATCTACCATAATTGAAATACCAATTGGTTCAGGTTATTTTGGAGGTGATGTTGATGGTGACGGGTCGACTGACGGCGGTTAGTCTAGCATTTTTATTAATACTTAGTGGCTGCGCAATGTCGCCACGATTTACAGAGTATCCACAAGAATGTAATCCAGACTTCTGGGGAGAAGAATATCCTCATGATTTGCTAAATTATGCAAAGGCTGTAGGTCGTTCTTTTGAAAAAGCTTTACCATTCTTATGTGTAGAAGAACCAGAAGTAGTAAGACTTCCATCATATATAGAATTATTAGACTTACCACCAGCTGAAGAAATGCCAGTTGTTGCTGTATATCAATTCCAAGATAAAACAGGTCAAAGAAAACCAAAAGATAATATAGCAGATTTTTCTACTGCAGTATCACAAGGTGGAGTTGAATTAGTTATTGATGCTTTAAAAACAGCTGGTAAAGGTAAATGGTTTAGAGTTGTAGAAAGAAATGGATTAGACCATTTAGTAAGAGAAAGACAAATAATACGTTCTGCTAGACAAGATTTTGCTAAACAGAATGGAGAAGAAAAATTTAAAGAATTAAATTCACTACTTTTTGCAGGTATGATAATTGAAGGTGGTGTAATAGGATATGATACTAATATCAAGTCAGGTGGGCGAGGAGCTCGTTATCTTGGTATTGGAGCAACAAAACAATATCGTCAAGATGTTGTGACGGTTTCTATGAGAGCTGTATCAGTTCTTACTGGAGAAGTTTTACTTAATGTACAGACTCGTAAAACTGTACTAAGTTATGGTAAAAGTGGAGATGTATTTAGATTCATCGAACAAGGTACCGAACTTGTAGAGTACGAGGATGGAATTGGAAATAATGAGTCAGTGACATACGCAACACGTACAGCTATTGAAGCTGGAGTGTTGGAATTAATATACCAAGGTCACAGGCGTGGCTTTTGGAAAATAGAGGGGTATAACGAAAATGAAGAAACTAATTAGTTTAATTTTATTATTGTCGACAACAACCATTTTCGCTGATACTGATGATAACGAAATCATAATCACTCAAACTGGTGATACACTTAAGTTATATATTGACCAAGAAGGATTTGGAAACAAGATAGGAGGTAATGACTTCTCATCTAATCCGACTGCAATGTTAATAACTGGTGCAACACTTGAGTTTGATTTAGATTTTACTGGTAATTCAAATATTTTATTTGGTCCAGTCACTGCTGATAATTCAACTTATAAGTTGGACTTTACTGGTGACTCAAATGAAATAGATTGGACTATTGGTAGCACAGGCAGTTCAGACGATTCTGATATAAACTTTAGCGTAACTGGTTCAAGCAATACTTTTGACTTAGACCAAGGTTCAGCTTTTAGTGCAGAACGTTTAAATGCTGACTTAATTGTCATTGGAAGTTCAAATGTATTTGACATCGATTGGGAAAGTGATGATGTAGTTTGGAACTGGGATATAACCGGAGCTTCAAACAATATTAATACTTTACAAAAAGATGGAGCAAATGAAATGACTGTTGAATTAAACGGTGATAGTGCCGATGTAGATATTAACCAATTATCAGGAACATGCGCAGCTTCTGGTGGTGGTTGTGCTACACCAAATGCTATCATTACATTGGATATTACAAGTGATAACTCGACAATCCAAATTAATCAGAAAGATTCAGCTAACGATAGTTAGTTTATTTTTATCAATAGGGTTTGTTTATGCAGACCCTATTGGTGATATAGTAGAATCTACTGGTGTCGGTAAAATAGTACGACAAAACGAAGATTTAAATAATCTCAATAACCTTCCTATAGAACTTAACGATATAGCTGAAACAGCTATGGGAAGTATGAAGATTGAGTTTTTAGATAAGGCTCAATTGGATTTAAAAGAACATTCAGAGGTATTAATAGACGAAATATATTACGACCCTGACCCATCATTATCTAAAATGTCTATGAAATTTACTATGGGAACAGCAAGATTTGCTTCAGGTTCTCTTGGTTTAGTAAATAAAGCAAACATAGACATACAAACACCAACAGCCACAATAGGTATTCGTGGAACAGACTTTACTACAACTATAGATGAGCTTGGACGAAGCCTTATAGTCCTATTGCCTGACGCAAACGGTTCCCCCTCGGGTGAAATCAGTGTCACAAATCTGGGAGGAACAGTGATATTAAACGAAGCTTATCAAGCAACTATGGTAAGTACACTTGACAGTGCACCGACTAATCCAGTGACTATCAATGGTATTACACCATCTTTAATTGATAATATGTTTATTGTTAATCCACCAAGTGAAGTAAAAAAAGCAATTGAAGAACAAGCTGCGGATGAACAAGACCAGGACACAGGTTTATTAGATGTAGACTTTTTAGAGTTTAATGAATTAGAATCAGATGCTTTAACTGATACTAAAGAAGATTTAGAATTTAGTGAGTTAGATATTGACTTATTAGAAGTAGACTTTTTAAGAGATTTATTAGATGTTGTAGAAGCATTAGAAAAAACTAGAGTTGTTTTAGCTGATGCACAAGCTTCAGCTGGAGACTTAGGTGGATTTAGATTAAAAGGAGCTTCAGTAGGATTTAATAAAGATTCTCAATTTAACGTATTTGAACAAGATGGTAATTTAGTTTTCTTTCGTAGCGTAAATGGAGTTATAAATATAATAATAGGAGCTGGCGGCAGTGGATTTATAGATGTCGTCACTAACGATTACGAAGGTGTTATGACCTTCAATGACGGAGATGGAATTGAAATATATATTAATCAGTCTAATTAGTATTTGCTTTGCGTTAGCAGCATTTGCTGATGATAATCAAATTACAATATTACAAGAAGGTGATAACTTTGACCTTGATATAACTCAAATTGGATTTAATAATATTGTTAAACAATGGACAGCATCAGAAGGAATTGATGGTGTTGATAATACTGTTATTATAAAACAAGCAAGAGATAGAGGTAATGGTACACAACCAAATACAATAGAACTTCGTAGACTTTGGGGAGATGGAAATACTTTAAAACTTGCTCAAGGATATCAAATAGGAACTAATGGAAACTTTAGTATTGATAATTCTG